GTCCGATGTCGCCATCTTCACCGTAAGGCGGTATTTCAGCTTGTCCGCCGCTCCTTTCTTGGGGCGACCTCCCTTGTTCCTGTTACCAGTTTTTTGTTTCTGTTCCATTGATTTCTAATGATTAAAGTGTGCATACATAATAGACCAACGGGATGTAGCTTCCACGGAGTTTATGAGTGGGAGCAGTCGGTTTCGGTATGCCCGAAACACAAACTTGCTCCCCTCAAAACTCCGTTGGATTGGTTCAGGGTAACTCTGAATTGCGCCCCGTCAATCCACCTCTTAATTCTCAGAGTTTACGCCATGCCTCGATGTCTTCCCCATAGGTGGTAAGGTGCTGCCGCGCGATGTTTTCCACCAGTCCAGACACGCTCATCCTGCGCTCGCCGAACATGCGGACGATGCGGTCAAGGGCATCGCGCGTGCTGCGGCTGAGAAATACGGGCTTGCGGTCTTCAATGGACGGAACAAGGAGGAAGGCTTCCTTGTACTCTTCCAATGATGCACGGCGTTGCTTGCCGCTGATGCGGCGTACCACTTGCGGAGTTTCATCCGCCTGTTCCTGTACGGTTTCACCTGCCTGCTCCAGTACAACCTCGCTTGCCTTTTTCGGCTGTTCCTTTGTGTCGGCAGGCTGTGTGTCGGGCTTCAGTGTTTCCATACTCGGCTTGCTGCCTAAAAAATCCTGCAATGCTGCATCCATGCTCTGGTTGCTTAAATTTTTCTTCATACTTGCTTGAATTAAATGTTTAACAATGTTGGTCGTTGTGCGCACAGTTGACCGATTATCGGTTGCAAAGGAAACGCCTGTATTGCAGGCAGTCAAACGAATGGATTGGCTGTGGCAACAATGTTCGGTTTTGCACTTTACACATTGCCGGAACGGTTCGTGCTGCGCCGTTTTGCCATTGTGCGAGAAATGGCATTAGGATTTTTAAAGGCTTAATTGGAATGGTTGGAACAGATTTAAGGACATGGCTTGGCGTGAAACAGATGAAGCTCCTTTCAAGAAGTATAGGAATCCGAAGAACGCCACAAGCTACCACACCGACGCCAAATGCTGCCACGCAGGTGCAAAGTAGTTGGATTATGCCGGACTTCGCTTTTCTTTGCACCACGGACGCTTGGAACAGCTGTCACGGGTTCGACGGATAACGCCACTCCCGACCACTTGCTGCCACAAGCTGCCACCTTATTGCAAATCCATTGTTCCATGCGAACAACGAATTTACTTTGCAGGCAAAACGGATTATTCACACTAAAATCAGTATAAGAAATGAATGTAGTAATTATTTCGAAAGAAAAGTACGAAGAGATGGTCGGCAAGCTCAACCGCCTGTCCGACCGGGTAAATGAAATCCTCCGCAAGAGGGAAGGGAAATGGCTCAGCCGTTGGATGGACAACCAAGAGGTCTGCCAACAGTTGCGCATCAGTCCACGCACCTTGCAGACGCTCCGCGACAACGGTACGCTGGCTTACTCGCAGATAGGGCACAAGATTTTCTACAAGCCGGAAGACGTGCAGCGCATCGTCCGGCTCGTGGAGGACAGGCGTAAGGATGCAGCCTATCGTGGCTGTAGCATCTAATCAGACAACACAATGTACAACCACTAAATCCACTGTAATTTATGAACGACTTGATTCTTGCCGACCGTGAACTGGAGGTCGGCTTCATCGGACAACTGGATGCCCTGCTTGAAGGCATCGAAAGAATGGATGCGAGCCATAAGGCTTCGCCAAGTAACGAACAGTTCCTGACGGACAAGGAAGTGTCGGCATGGCTCAAGGTGAGCCGCCGTACCTTGCAGGACTACCGCAACAACGGGATGGTATCCTACTACCAGTTGGGCGGCAAGATTCTGTACAAGGAATCGGACATAGAAAGAATGGTGATGAGCGGGTATCGGAACGCCTACCGCTTGGATACGTGATTAGACACATGCAAAAACAGAGAAAGCCGATGGCGGCAGATAACTGCCCGGCCATCGGTTTTCTCTTTACAGGAAGGTCGTTTCGCTTCATTCTAACACGTGTATCGTGGATGGGTATCGGATAGCGAAAAGAACAAATGGATGGAATCTCCCCTATTGAAAGAACAGAGTTTTCCCATGATGAACCGCCGGAAAGCCATACTCTCCCTACTTCTCAACTTAAAGGAAACGGCAATCACCATTTCAAGGCTGTAAACATCATAATTAATCCCATTGTCCTGCCTGATGTACCGCTTCGTTTCGCTTTCCAGCAATTCCATGTTTTTGTAGATAGTGTGTACAGCCTTACGAATGTGATAGCCGAACACATTGAACGCATCGGACATTTCCTGCTGCGTCATCCAAACGGGAGCGGTCGGCATCGTGACCGCCCCGTTTTCATTGATTGTGATTATTCCTCTTTCCATGTCCGCATCATTTTTCATTGTCTGAATTCCGTTTACATTCCTTTTTCCAGCCGCTGTAATTGCCGCATTTGAACACACGCGATGGCATCCCGTCATCAGGCAGGGAGAACTTGCCTTTGGTGGTCTCGGACAATACAGCCAAGTCACGGCTCACCTTCTGGTTGGTGATTTCCGCATAGATTTGCGTGGTGCGGATGGAGGAATGCCCCATCATCTTGCTGATACTTTCTATCGGCACGCCGTTGTTCAGGCAAATCAGGGTTGCGAAGGAGTGACGGCTTTGATAGTAGGTAAGATGGCAGTCCAAGCCACATTGTTCGGCAATCATTTTCAGGCTGCGGTTGAGGTTTCCGGTGATTGGCACATAAAACAGTTTGCCGTCCTTGCCTTCTCCGCGATATTTCTCAATGATGCGCAAGGGTATGTCCAACAATTTGATATGGCACTCCATCTTGGTCTTCTGACGTGCGATGTGAATCCACTTGCTACCGTCCTCCTTCGTGATGATGTTGTCCTCCGTCAGATTCGCCAAGTCTGCCCTCCCGATGCCCGTGAAAGTCGAAAAGACGAACAAGTCCCTCGTATGACAAAGTCGGTATGTGGGCAGCTTGGCTTTCAACAGCTTCTCAAACTGCTCACCCGTCAGGTAGCGGTGGTTCACCGGAACCTTCTCTATCTTGTGTCCCGCGAAAGGGTCGCGTTTGAGAATATGCTTCTTCAAGGCGAGCCGCGTCATCTTGTGCAGCAGGATGAGATAGTCGTTGTATGCCGACACTTTCAATCTCAGCACGGTGGAAAGGTAAAACGTGAAGTCGGTCATGAAACGCATGGTCAGCGAGCACAACGGCATGTCCTCCATGTTGTACTTGTACTTCATAAAATTGTGAATGTGCTTGCGTGTGGTCAGATAGCGGACATAGCTGTGCCTTGTCCTGTCAATGCCCACACGCTTGGCATATTCTTCGTTATGTTCGTCCATTAGCGCAAGCAGGGTTTCCTTCACCTGCGACTTGCCCGTCACGGCGTTCTTGATGATTTCAGCCGACACGAAGCCGTATCTGTCCACATTCTCCTTGTAGGCGGCATGGGCTTTGGCTTCCAGTGCGGACAGGGCATCGTTTAGCCTGACCAGTTCCTTTTTCTTCTCGCAGTCAAGGCTTTCCTTGCGCCAGTCGGTGGAAGCCCTGCCCGTGTCGGCTTCCCAATACGCAGGCTCGACTTCCAACCCTGTAGAATACTGGCTGACCTTGCCGTCAAGGGTAATACGTCCCATGACAGGGCATTTGCCGTTCTTCTTCAACTTCTGTCGGTTGATGTAAAATAATAGCTTGAACGTGCTGCGCATGGCTTATCCCTCCATCATTTGTTTGACAATAGCCCTTTGTTTCCAACTCGGATTTACCCTGCGCCGGGTGTTGTCCTTGCGTATCGTGGAAGGGGATGCATCAATCCCGAACAGGGAGAACTTGCCACCGATGGCTTCATTCAGCCTGTCCACGTCACGGTCAATCTTGTCCTGCGTGACTTTCGCATACCGCTGTGTGGTTTTGATATGCTTGTGCCCCATGATTTTGCTTACCGTTTCGATGGGTATTCCTTGCGATAAACAAATTATACTGCCGAATGTATGACGTGCCTGATGGAATGAAATCGGACGGTTGATGCCGCACATCACCGACATCTTTTTGAGGTGGCGGTTCATGCTTTCTTTCGTAAGCATGGGCAGCAATTTCCCGTCGGCATCCATGCCCTTGTATTTCTCCAATATGGCGAGCGGTATTTCCATCAGCCTTACACATTCGGGCGTTCCGGTCTTCTGCCGTTCGGTATGAATCCACAGGCTTCCATCCTCAGCTTTTACAAGGTTCTTCTCCGTCAACGCCCTCATGTCGCAGTAACAAATGCCCGTCCAACATGAGAACAGGAACATGTCCCTCGTGAAATTGCGGTTGGGCGTATCATAAGTCATGTTGGCGAACTTGCCCAGTTCCTCTTCCGTAAGGTACATCTGCTTGAACTCCGGCTTTTGTGGTCTGTAGCCTTTGAACGGGCTGAACGGGATAATGCCACGGAACACGGCAAGCATCATCACGCTTTTCAGGCGGTTTACATGTCCGAGTATGGTCTTGGGCATAAACCGCTTGACGGTGCGCATGTACATGTCGAAATCCTCGATGAAATTCTCGTCTAACTGCTTGACTGGCATGTCTGAAAGGTGGTACTTGTCTTTCAGGAAGGTGGCGAGGTGGCGGTAAGTGTTCGTGTAATGGTAATAGCTGGTTGCGGAACGGTTTACGCCCACGCGCAAGGCATATTCCTCATTATGCTCCGCAAACAGCTTCATGATGGTGTCCTGCGATTCCGCCAGCCCTTGGTAGGCGTTCTTCACTTCCTCTGCCGAAACAACCTCCTTGATGTCTTTAAGTTCGTTGAAACGCTGGCGCAACAACAATAGCGTGCGTTCAATCTCCTGGTTTGCCATGACCGCCATCCTGCTCTTGCCCGTACACCGTTGAGCCGTGGCGTTCCACAGCCTCACGTCCACCTTGAACTTGCAGGAGAACTGCGCGATAGAGTTGTTCTTACCCCTGACGGCTATCCTGCCCATGAGGGGCGACAGCCCGTCCTTGTCCTGTCCGCTACGCTTGATGTAGAGCAGCACTTTCATTTCTGTCTTCATTGCCATAACTTTTTTGGTTGCAATATTAGTGATACATTGCCGACCGACAGAATTGGAAATGGGGCAGAACGGCGCAAACGGAACGGACGCTGCTAAATCTGCGGATTTGAAGCCCCTTCCGCACGTATAATGCTTGTTTACAAGCATTAGAAACGCTGTTTTTCAGGCTTCAGGCAGGTAGCGGAACAGGTAATGACTTGGTAGCGGAAGCCTTGCATTATCCTGCCTTTCCCTGCTGTTTGGCTGTAATGGCAAACAATAGAAAAATCGCTTATTTACAACGCTTTGCGTTTGTCTTTCTCTAAACCTATCTTCCTTGCTTTGATGCTTCTTTCTTGCTTCACCGGGCTTGCCTATATAGATGTAGCCGGGCTTACGCAAGATAATATATGCAAATCCTTTGACGGCAACCTTTGGATAATGACAAAGCGGCAAAAGACCAACAC